CGTTATATCTCTGCTCCTCGGTCTTGTAAGCCTCTGCACGGTTCTTGTACTGGTCGCATGAGGTACATGTTCCGGTCTTTACGTTGCAAGTCTCGTATTCGGTGCAGGAATAGCAGATTGATGTGATTCCCTCCGGATGCGGTGTCTCATAATCGTCGCCCGCTTTCTTTTCCTCCGGAGGATTCATGCTGTTTTCTGATGACTGCTGCCCTGCTGTGTCTGAATCTGACACGGTGTCCTGCTGCCCTGCTGCATCCTGCTCCTGTTTCTGCGGTGATTTCATGTCCTTAATTTCCGTATAGGACAATTCTCCGTTTTCCTTGTACTTTGCAAGTGCCTCCTGCTGCATCTCCGGAGACATCCCACTCAACTCATACGCTGCGGAGAATGTGAGACGCTCGTTGTTGAGTTCCTCTCGAAACTCCGGAATCAAATTGTTGTTGACGCTCTCAATCTGTGCGATCTTGGTCTTTGACATCTTGAGCATTGAGGCGATGACATCACGGAGGCGACCGGACTGGAGGTCATATCCTTTGATTTTCTTTCCATCCGTTTTCATACGCTCAAGACACGCTTTGAGACGCTGTTCCTCCTCGATGACATCCTTGAGAGACTTTGTCCGGTATGCGTTTGCGATGATGATTTCCACCTGCTCCTCGTCCTCGTCCTGCGGTGTGGTCAGTTTGCAGGTCGCAATCTCAAAATCTTTATATCCCTGCTCGACAAGGTGCTTGAGTGCAAGCCACCGTCTCTCACCTGCGACGATTCTATATTCACCCTGCTCATTCGGCTCAAATACAACCTCAAGATTCTGTTTGAGACCATACATGAGGATGTCTCCTGCCAGTTCCTCAATATCTGCCAAATCGTAGAAATTGAGTTTGTTCCGGTACATCTTGAAAATCGAAATGTCTTTTGTCCGGAATCTCGCTCTCGGTGATTCGTCAACTCCTGCCTTGCTGTTCTTGTTCAGTGCGTCCATGACGCTGAATCCTGTTGCCATGTTCTTTCCTCCTGTTTTCTCCCGTCAGTGCGGTCACGATTTCTTTGTATTCCATTTCACACTCGAAAATCTGTGCGTCGAGTGCGTCCAGTCTCTTGTATAACTGGTTTTCAATGCTTTTCGGTACTTTCTCGCCATTCCGCAGCAATATACCGATTATCTGATATTTGCTCTTGCAGGTCAGTTCCGTCAAAATCTGAATCTGTTGCTTTTGATTCTCTGCTCTCCGGAATGACCCACATATCTCTCTTTCGGTCACACGCATCCGCTCCCCTATTCTGTTAATTTCTGCTTTTTGGTCTCTGTACGCTCGACATTTATCTCTCCTTTGCTATTCTGTGATATAGATGCTTTGACCCCACCTCGGAGGTTCAGAGTGACCTTTGCCAGTCCTCCGGTGTATATCTCCTCAACTGCTGCCTTGAGAATGTTCACGATGCCCTCACTGCATCTCTTTTCCGGTGCTGCTGCCTCTCCGAACAATGCAGCGACGTTCTGCATCGCCTTTTCTTTCCTCTGTTTCTCTTTCTGATACTCAACCGCCTGTTCACAGGTGCAGGACATTGTCGCCTGTTCCTCTGCCTGTGGCTGTGTCAATTTCTCCTCGCTGTCAATCTGCACCATCTGTCCGCAGAATCGACACGGTGCTGTGTTTATGATATTGCTCATTGTCCTTTTTCCTCCTCATTCTTTGCCATTTGTTTGACTGCCTCATAATACCCTTTTGCTCCCATTGCCTGTAATGCTGCGGGTGCATTTATGAACACATTGTCTTTTCTCTGAATCCACTCCTCAAGAAAATCCGTCGTGTACACCGGATGATTGAGCCTTTCGACAATTTCTCTTTCTTTTTCTGTCATGCTACCTCCTGCAAAATTATCTTTCTGAATATGCTCTCAAATATTGGAACTGCTATGCTGTTCCCTGCTTGGTCATATAAAGCCTTGTAATATTTCCCGTTTCTCTCTTGAACTGCTTTCGCCCTGTCAAAATCCTCGTCTGTATATCCCATCAATCTCCAACACTCACGCTCTGTCAAATACCGATACCGTCCATCTCCTCGGTCGATGACCTGTGCAGGTGTCCGGTCTTGCCTTGTTGTGATTGTATATGCACAATCTTTGATGACCGTCGCTCTCCGGATTCCTTTTTCTCCGATACATGCAAGGACGGACGGTTGTGTCACATCGTAGATGTCCGGAACGTCATCCTCAAGGAACTCTTGCAGGTTTCGCATCGGTGTCCTTATGAGGTCATCGAACTCAAATTTTTCACCATTCAGAACAGAAACCGTGAACACTCTTTCTCTCGCCTGTGGCAATCCGAACTCTCTTGCATCTAAAACCGCATAATTATTCGTGTACCCCAGTTTTTCCATCTCGTCCATGTATCTGTCGAAATTCGGTCTCATGTACTTTGATTTCACATTCTTCACGTTTTCCCATATCACATAACGAGGTCGCCATTCTCCCATATTCTCAATGATATGTATTGTCTCCCACATGAGAGAGGAACGTGTTCCGCTCCCCTCGTCTGAACCTTTCCCTCTGTTAATTCTTCCGTCTCCTGTCGCTTTCCCTTGATGTCCTGCGATGCTCATGTCTTGGCAGGGCGAACCGTGAATCAAAATATCCGGTTTCAGATTCCATCCGACGACCGTCTGTGTTTTATATTCTAATTCCTCACGGAACATCGAATTGTATGACCGGACTGCTTTTTCATTGATCTCCACATAGTCGATTGCTTTTGTTGGGATGTTCAAATTTCTCAAGGCACATCGAGGCGAACCAATTCCCCCGAATAATTCAAGAATCTGTATTGTATCATTCATGTCCTGCTGCCTCCTGTTCCTTTATCATTAAATCCGGACATTCACGACAGTCTTGACCGTTCTCCTCGCACTGTTCCTGTTCGTGTTCCGTCACATCCTCCATGTCTTTTCCGTACCATCTGTAAAAACCGCTCATGTTCAAATCTCCTCTCTAATCAAAATCAACGAATTGTTCCGCTTTGAATCGGTCTCCCATATCCATGAAATAACCGTATAAAAACTCTTTCTGTTGCTTTGTCAGATTTTTCATGTTTGTCACTATATATCCGGTATATCCGGATGGATTGTGAATCAAGCAATATCCCTTTACCTCTGATAGAAAATCTCTCATGAGATGGTTAATTTCATTGCCTCTATTTTCTTTCACCCAGTTCCAATATTCCTCCGTGAACCCTTTTTCCTCACAGATTTGTTCTGCTGATTCCTCATGAGTTCCGAACGGTGATTCAGTGAAAACTCCTGTCGGAGACAACCACCCGAACTCTTTTTCCTCCTTGTCCTGCTGCCCTGCTGCGTCCTGCTCCTGCTGCATCTGTGGCATTATTCCATTGTTGAAATTTTCAAGATGCTTTGAAAACTTTTCCATGTTCATCTCACGCTCAATGATTTCCTCGTATTTCAGAGGTTTTCCCTCTTTCCCGTCCTTGAGCATGACCATCCGGCACGTTCCCCATTCCATCTCACTGAATCCCAAATCGTAGCACTCCATCACATAAAACAATCCCGTTTTCAAATCCGGATTCATGCGAATCTCGACCATGTCAATGAAATTTTTATTGTCCAGTGCATCCCATACAATGTGAAAGTAATATGCAAAACCTTTTTCAAACGATTTGCACTTTCCCGAACCGTCAAGTGTTATGCAGGTGTCGCATCCTCCATTAGTGTGATGTTTGCATGAGCTGTTGTTGCATGTGATTTTTCTCTTTCCCACGCTCACCCCTCCATTTCCTTGAGTAACTCATGAACCACATTGCGATAGTCCTGTGACACGATGCAGTTCTTTGAAAACTGTGGGAGGACTGCCATTCTCATGGATGCCTTTTCCGCTACAATCGACCGACGAATCGGTGTGACGAACATGTCAAATCCGGAACTGGTTTTCATCCACTCCTCGAAATCCAGTGATGTCTTGTTTTTCTGTCTCATGGTCACAAGACCTTTGATTCGGAGTTCCGGATTGATTTCCCGCAGGTCGTCAACCTGCTCCTGCAAATTGTGAATCGCCTCGTTTTCATATCCTCCGACCTTTACTGGTGCAATGACGAGTTCTGCTGCCAGTAGAATGTTGATGACCACCATATCAAGCAGACGACCGCAATCACAAATGCAATAGTCGTATGCCTCGGATATTTCCTCCAGTGCATCCCGCAGCCTCGTGACTTGATTTGCCTCCTGCTTGAGCAGCAGTTTCATGTCTGTCTGCATGAGATACCCGTTTGCAGGAATGATGTCAATGTGACTGTACTGTGTGGGTCTTATCAAGTCCGTTGTCCGGTATGACCCGCCCACACTCACATGACGCTCAAGCAGTTCACTCATTCCTGTTCCCTCCGGCTCGTATGCCTCGAATGTTTTGGATGTATCGCCCTGCGGGTCTCCGTCGAGAATGAGAACACGTTTCTCCTGCTCCTCTCCCAACATGTAGGCGATTGCATCCGATGTCGTTGTCTTTCCGATTCCACCTTTTGGTGACATAACTGCAATAATTCTCATTTTTTGTTCCTCCTGTTATCCTCTTGTTACCTGTTACATGAAACCTCTGTCGTCCGGCTGTCTCCATCCGCAGCGGTGCAGGTGCATCCCCTCGCCCACCTTGTAAAGTGTATATGTGAACCCTGCTCCCAGTGCTATGACAACGACTGCTGCCACAATGATGATTTTCCTCATGTCCTCACCTCCCCGCTATATCGTGATTGTGTGGTATATACACAACTGCAAATCTCTGAAAGAATAGTCCGGTGTTTCCTCCGGTTTCATCGGTGCAATGAGACCCCGTTCCTTGTATTTCCTGTGAGTGATCTCCGGAATTGCTCGGAATCTCTTGACCTCTGCATCTCCTATCTGTGCGACGATGTCCTTGTCAACCTCCATGTTTGCAAAATACTGGTTGTATATCTCCTCACCGTCCTTGATGACCCGAACCCTGTCCGGACTTTCAAGCAACGTCATAATATCCTTGACCGTCATCCTGCTGCACCTCCTCATTTTTTTCTCGGTTTGCTCTCTTTGATTTCCCCGTTCTTGAGGATGCTGTTGTTCGGGATGCTCAT